TCGATGCGCTTATGTCCGAGGGCGTCCAGATCATCAGCCGGGAAGGGCGAGGGAAGCTGCTGTACGCGGCTCCCCCCGATCTGCCAGCCCAACGTCATAATCTGAACTGGCCGAGCAGGCCCGGCTCCGGTACTGACGGGCCCGGTTATTTCACCGTCATCGAGTTCCGCGCCGGATCAGTACAGGACGTGCTGCCGCCCTCGATCCACCCTGACACGGGCGAACCCTATTGCTGGCAGGGCGATTATCGAGACCTCCCGCCGCTCCCGATGCCTATACTCAAGGCGTGGCAGCATTGGCCCGAGGCGAAGGCTGCGATGATGGATGCGTGCCCGTGGGCCGACCCTGAGGCCATACCGGAGGCCAGGCCGAGACCCGCGCCGAGGCAAGGCGCATCCGTGATCGACGCTTATAACGCCGCACACACGCCCGGAGACGTGCTAGAGCGGCACGACTACCGACGCTGCGGGCGGCGCTGGCTGTCGCCGCATACCTCGACCTACATCCCCGGCGTCGTGAGCCTCCCCGATTCCGAGCCGCCGCGCGTCTATGTCCATCACGCATCGGACCCGTTATCAGACGGGCACGCGCACTCGGCCTTCGATCTCTATTGCCACCTCGACCACGGCGGCGACTTGACGGCAGCCGTGCGAGAGGCGGCGGCAAGCCTCGGCATCGTGCGCGAGGAGGACAAGGCCGGCGCTGAGATTGCAGCACGCTTAATGGGCGAGAAGCCCTCCGCTACTGTCGTCCCCATCCCCCCGCCCAAGCGGCCGCGTCAGGAGACCGACGAGGCGCCCGACCCCGGCCCGCTGCCCGTTTCTATCCTCCGAGACATGCGGGCGCATCTGGTCGGACGAACGTCCACGACGAAACAGGACGCGATCACGCAAGCCGTCCTCTCTCTGGCCTGTCACATGACCGCGCGCCGCTATCAGACGCCGGACGGGATGCCCACCACTACATTTTTCGCGATCACGGATACGTCCGTGGCGGGGCTCCGCACGCTCAAAGGCGGCGTCTATGGCATGGCTGCCCAGATGGGCGAGCGGTCCTCTATACGCGGGACCAAGATCGCATCGAGCGGAGTGTTGCACGCCGCCATGCTGCGATGCCCGCGCCTCTATTGGGTCACGGACGAATACGGGCACATCGTCCAGATGGCGCGGAGGCAGCAGTCCGGGGCGCTGGAAAGCGCCATTGCGGCGCTGCACGAGTGCTACACCGGGCAGACGCTCTACCTGGACCCGGATACCGCTAACGCGTCAGGAAAGGCGCGCAGCATCCAGGACTGCGACATCTACAGTCCAGCCGTGACGATGCTCGCCATGATTCCGAATGATCAGGTGGGGTCGCTGGCGCAGCGATCCGAGTACGGACGAGGCACGCTTCAACAAACCCTCATCATCCCTGCGGGCGAGTCATCGGGCGCGCCTCAGTGGGGCGCCGAGACTGTGCCGACATCCATCATCGAGGCCGGCAAGCGCGTTGCGTCGATCCCCGGTATAGCCGGCGCGGAGCAGGCGCCGGGCATCCGGCCGGCGCTGACGACCGTCACGATGCAGCCAGACTCCGAGGCGATCATCGAGGACGCGCGGGCGCGCATGTTCGCCCACATGGATACCGAGAGCCGTCAGCAGTGGCGTGGGATGGTGCATGGGTATGTCCAGTCTATTCAGCGTCTCTCGTGCGCCCTCGCAGCTTGGGACGGGCCTCAGTGCCCGGTCGTGACGGCCGAGTTGGCCGAGTGGGCGGCGCTATGGGCCGAGCGGTGCCTCATCCTGACGATGCCGCGCATAGAGGTGTCGGGTGGGGCGTCGGACGATCCTGACGTGATGCAGTGGGTTCTGTCGGCCATGCTGGATGCGGGCAAGCCACTGACCCCCCGCGAGCTGGCGAAACGCTGCCGCCCGTTCCGCCGGCTGTCATCCGAGGACCGGACTGCGCTGCTGGCGCAACTAGTCGAGGACGGCGAGCTGGTCGAGGACGTGACGCCAAAAACAACGCGCTATCTAGCGGCGCGTGCTGCGTCCTGATAGGCTCAGAGTATGCGCGCCTTCCGCACAAATCTTCCTTCCGTTTGTAACGTCAATCCGTTACAAGTGCCGACGGGTGTCGGCACGTGTCGGCACCCCCGTCGGCACCAGAAAATTTCTTATTTTTCCGCAATTTACTGACAAGTGCCGACGTGCCGACACCCCATATGTATATAAAGACCTATATACCTGACGGCGGGGCACGTCGGCACTTGTGGGTTAAGTATGTTGATTGTTAAGGGTTTTTTGGTGCCGACACCCCCCTGTTTTTGGCGTCGGCACCGTCGGCACGTGGAACAAAAGACCTAGAGGTACGAAGATGACCCTTACCCCCGACCAAACCCGCGCCGCCGAGACTGCCCTCAGCGTCCTGACTCGCCAGGCCGATCACCGGCAGTGCGTCCTCGCAGGCTACGCAGGCACCGGAAAGACCTACACGACGCAACATATCGCTCAGAGGCTCACAGAGGCCGGCTACCGCGTTGCAGCCTTGTCCCCTACCCACCGGGCAGGGGCCGTGCTTGCGGAGGCTCTGCCGCCCTCTGTGGACGTTAGGACGCTGCACTCGGCGCTCGGCATGGGCAAGGGTCGAAACGGGGAGTTCCGCCAACTAGGCCGCGCCAAGCTCTCCGGCGTCGACGCGATCCTCGTGGACGAGTGCTCGATGGTCGATGACAAGATCATGCAGACGCTCGTAGCGAGCACCAGCGCAGCCGAGACGCCGATTCTGTGGATCGGAGACCCCGCGCAGATTCCGCCCGTGGGGCTGCCAGCGTCTCCGGTGTTCGGGGCTGTGCAGACGCACGTCAGGCTCGAAAAAATCGTCAGGCAGGCCGAGGACAACCCGATCATCGCGGCGAGCATGTACCTGCGCGATTGCCTGGAAGCGGGCCGGATGCCTGACCCGCACGAAATGTGGGCGAGCCTCCCGGCCGACCCCGATACCATCGTGATGATCCCCGGCAACCCGCAGTCGCTCGCAGAGGACGCATACGGAGCCCGCGCGCATGGTCTAGATGCTCGGGCGCTTGCCTATCGCAACAAGACTGTCGACCTCTTGGCCCGACTCATTCACGCCCAAACGCACCCGCCCGGAACCCCACGTTACACATCGGGCGATCCAGTCGTGTTCGGGCGCGCATATGAGGCGGAGGGATCAGAGGCCCATAACGGAGCGCAGGGTACTGTCGTGGCGAATCAAGGTATGTCCGTTCACGGCTCGGCTGGCCTTCAGTGCCATTTGGTTTCCGTTCTGCTCGATGACGGCCGCATGGTCGAGGGCCATGCACCGGACGATCCCGTGACGCTTGCAACCGCGATCAACAGACTTGACCGCGCGCGCCAAGCCGCAATCAAGGCCGGGCGCGGCTCCGAGGCCGTCAGGGCGGCCGAGGCAATCGGGCAGCTCGAAGCCGAATACATGGACCTCCACCACGCTACCGCCTCGACCTCGCACAAAGCACAGGGGTCGACTTGGGATGTCGCCGTTGTGGATTGGAGAGACATGACGCGGTGCGGCAATCCGCGCTTGGCCGCTCGACTCCTCTACGTCGCCTGCACGCGGCCGAGGAAATTTCTTGTGATCGGGGCATGACCGTTCGTCGGGCGATGACCAAATCGGACAGATTCCCCTAGACCCCGCTGCCCCGCCTCGGTAGATTGGACTCATGGCGACACGGGGTCGCCGGAATGAGAGGAAGCCCGACATGCAACTCGAACCCAACCTCAACGGCTACGAACTCCGCGCAGGTATCAATGGCTCGGGTGAGACGATCTTCATCCTCTTCGCCGCTAACGGATTCATGCATAGGTTCACGACCGAAGCCGAAGCACGTCACTTCGCTCGCTGGGCCTGACCGCCCAGCCCAGCCCGACAGAGGACATCACTATGACGAAAGAAGACCTCCTGGAGCGCATCATCGATCGCGCCGCACAAGCCGAGCACAGGCTCTACAGCGGCGAGGACATAACGCCGATCGATCGAGAGAAGGCCGAGCAGGCGATCGAGCGGGCGCTCCGAGCGATGGAGTGCTACGAGCCCCGGCTGGTCGTGGCTTGACCCAACACACCCCGAGGACACTCGACATGACCACCGCAACCTCCACGCACGCACGCTGGCTCCACATCTCCGCCCCCATCGTCCCGAATCCGATCACGGGCCTGCCCGATCCGCAGCGGCCCGGCGCCACCTACGAGCCGGGCGGGCTGCTACAATCCCACAAGCCCCCGCAATCCGCCCAAGCGGTAAGGAGGTGATCCAGAGACCGGCCCAATCATCGGCCTCCCCTCCATCCTCGCCCCGGCCTCCCCTCCGGGGCTTTTTTTTGACCGCCCGCACCGTTAGTCTTCGCTAACCGGGCCCTACGCTTCCGACATAGGATCGCCCCATGTCCGCCCCCTTCGGACCCGACAAGGCAATCCAGCTCCTCCCCTACGCCCGCACCGACGCAGAGCGGCGCAATTTGCAGTCAATCATCGAGGCCGGCTCCATGACCGCCGCTGCTAGGGCGCGGGGGCTCAACCGCAGCTCGATCATTCGCTGCGTGCAGCAAATCCAGTCCCGCGCGGCAATCCAGGGCTACTCGCCCGATCACGACATGACGCACACGGCCCCCGATACGCATCTGGTTAAGGGCACATCGACGCTCTACGGGGACGATGGCACGCCGAAGCTGCAATGGGTAAAGACGGACCTGAAACAAGAAGCCGTCGAGCAGGTCGCGCGCGAGTTCATCGAGGCACTGGCCGAGGACATCCGCCCCGCCCGCGCCGTCAAGGCCCCGAAGCGCGAAGACGCGGACCTCTGCGCCGTGTACCCGATAGGCGATCCGCATATCGGCATGTATTCGTGGCACGAGGAGACGGGCGAAAACTTCGACCTCGACATCGCCGCCGCCGACCTGTCCGCCGCCATGGCCGAAATCACGCGCTCCACGCCGCCCGCGGAGACGGCGGTTATCGTCAACCTGGGGGATTATTTTCACGCGGATGATTCGGCCAACCGGACACCTCGCGGACAGAATGCCCTCGACGTGGACGGCCGATTCGCCAAGGTTATCAGGGTCGGGGCCATGGTCATCGTCGGGATCGTTCAGGCCGCGCTGCGCCGGCACCAGCGCGTGATCGTGCGGAACGAGTCCGGCAACCATGATCCGCACTCGAGCCTCTGGCTCCCCGTCGTCCTCGATGCTTACTTCCGAAGCGAGCCGCGCGTCAAGGTCGTCATGGACCCGACGCCGTTCTGGTATCACCGGCACGGGGCTGTACTGATCGGCACCACGCACGGGCACGGCCCGAAACCCAAAGATCTCCCCGGCATCATGGCGACCGACCGGCCACAAGACTGGGGCGAGACCGAATACCGCTACTGGATACATGGGCACATCCACAGCCAGACGCGCCACGAGTTCCCCGGCTGCACCGTCGAGAGCTTCCGAACCCTGGCAGGTAAGGACCACTGGCACACGGCCGAGGGGTATCGGTCTGGGCGAGACATCAATTCGCTAGTCATGCACCGGGAGTATGGCGAGGTGGCGCGGCACAAAGTGGATATCGTTAGGGCGAGGGCGGGAGGCTAAACGTGAGCCTTCGGGCCGCATCGCTCATGTTTGAGAACATGAGCATTTTTGTCGAATCGCTCACGTTTACGCCACCAACTCACGCGCGAGATTCATATATCGAGCCCGATTCATGAAAATCATTCATGCGTAAGATCAACCACCCCACCCTCCTCCTGCTCGAGCCCCGCACGACCCGGACACTGGTGCTCGCGCTGCGCATTCGGTTCTGGGCTGGGGTATGCTTCGGGGCGTCGGCGGCGTGCGCCGCCTGGTGGTGGAGCCTCCCGGCATGATCGAGACCGCCCTGATTTCCTTGCTCATGGCCGCGCTCTGCCTGGCGTGGGCGTGGTTGGCTGCGCCCTACACTCGGGATGAGGACCGATGATCGCAATCCCCGACAATTGGATATGGCGCTCCTTCCGCCCGCATGAACTGGCGTGCCAGCACACGGGCGAGCACGGGATGAGCGTCGCCTTCATGAACTGGCTACAGGCTCTCCGCGACGATTTCGGGCACCCGATGGTGATCACGTCCGGCTACCGCCACCCGAGCCACCCCATCGAGGCGCGCAAGTCCAGCCCCGGCACGCATAGCCTCGGCTGCGCTGTGGACGTGGCCTGCTCCGGGCCGCTGGCGATGCTGCTGGTCGAAAAGGCCCTGGCCCATAACGTGCGCGGGCTCGGCGTGCAGCAGAAGGGCGGCGGGCGGTACGTTCACCTTGACCTCGCGCCCGCAATCCAGGGACGGCCCCGGCCGCATATCTGGAGCTATTGAGCGCGGTCACGATTGTGCGAGAATTGACCGACGACCCGGCTAAGGGGTGACGACATGGACGCACTCGCGATCAAAGCCGCCGATATGATCGAGGCGCACCCGAAGCGTGCCGTGGCCGTGGCGGCCGCCTGGTCGACGCTCTGCCTAGCCCTCGGCGCGAGCCTCTGAGATGGCTATCGCCGCCCTCACCGCAGCCCTCGGCATTGGCGAAAAGCTCATCGAGCGCATCTTCCCCGATCCTGCCGAGCGCGCCAAGGCGCAGCAGGCGCTCGCCTCGATGCAGCAGAGCGGAGAACTCGAGCGGCTGGCGACCCAGGCGGGCATCATCACCGCCGAGGCGCAGGGCGAGAGCTGGCTTCAACGCAACTGGCGCCCCGTCACGATGCTCTGGTTTTCCGGCCTGGTCGGGGCGCACTGGCTCGGCTACACGCCCCCGAATCTGGGCGAGGCTCAGGTGCTCGCCCTCCTCGATATCGTGCAGGTGGGCATCGGGGGATATGTGGTCGGGCGCAGCGTCGAGAAGGGAATCAAAGAATGGAAGAAATGACCAATGGCTAACGGCAAACCCGGCGCTCCCTCCCTCTACACGCCCGAGCTGGCCGAGGAAATCTGTCACCGGCTTGCGGAGGGCGAATCGCTGCGGTCCATCTGCCGCGATGACGGGATGCCCGACCGGGGCACGGTCCTGCGCTGGGTCGTCAAGCCTGATCACCCGTTCGCGCCGCTCTACATCGAGGCGCGTGAGGCGGGCGGCTATGCCGACGCGGACGATATTTCCGAGCTGATACAGGAGGTTCGGAACGGCGCCGTGGACGAGAAGGCAGGGCGCGTCATGCTCCAGGGCATGATGTGGCTGGCCGAGCGCAAGGCGCCGAAGAAGCATAGCCCGAGGCAGGAGATTACGGGGCCGGGAGGGTCGTCCGTCCAGGTGAGCCGCATTGAAATCGTGCCCGGCGAGGTGCCCGAATAATTCGCCCATCCCCGACGCCGTGACCACCGCCCAGATACCTCTCCCGCCCAAGCTCGTCCCCGTCTTCACCCCTCAGCGGGGCGAGGTGCGTTATCGCGTCGCCTACGGAGGACGGGGCTCGGGCAAGTCCTATTCCTTCGCGCTCATGGCCGCCGTCTGGGGCTATGTCGAGCGCCTTCGCATCCTCTGCACGCGCGAGTTTCAGGCGAGCATCAAGGAGTCGATGTTCGCGGAGATTCGCGGCGCGATTGCCGACCATCCGTGGCTGGCCGAGCATTACGAGATCGGGGAGTCCTATATCCGGGGCAGGAACGGGACCGAGTTCTTGTTCCGGGGCCTTCGTATCAATATGTCCTCGATCAAGTCCACGGCGGGGATCGACCTCTGCATCGTGGAGGAGGCCGAGGACGTGCCCGAGCATTCGTGGCGTGATCTGATCCCGACGATCCGGGCCGACCGCTCGGAGATTTGGGTGATATGGAACCCTCGCGAGAAGGGGAGCCCCGTAGACAAGCGGTTCCGCCAGTCGCCCCCCGAAAGCATTGTCAGCGCCGAAATCAATGCGGATGATAACCCCTGGCTCCCGGCCGTCCTGCGCGACGAGATGGAATCCGACCGCACGCGCATGACGCCGGAGGAGTTCTCACACGTATGGGAAGGCGCGTATTTCGAGCTTGGCGAAGCGCAGGTGCTGCACGGCAAAGTGACGGTCGATTATGTGCCGGCCTTCGACCCCGAGCTACATGACGGCCCGTACTACGGCGCCGATTGGGGGTTCGCGAACGATCCGACCGCGCTGATCCGGTTCTACCGTGCTCGAGATGGGTCGGCCCTCTACGTCGCTAACGAGGCGTATGACGCGGGCGTGGAAGTGGTCGACCTCGGCGCCTTGTTCGAGACGGTGCCGGGGAGCCGCGATCACACCATTCGCGCGGACAACGCCCGCCCGGAGCTGATCAGCCATATGGCGCGCGAAGGCTGGAAGATTCGGGCGGCGCACAAGTGGCCCGGCTCCGTTATGGATGGCGTAACCTGGCTGCGCGGGCATGAGTCCATCATCATCGACCCGTCGTGCGCTAACGCCATCCGAGACGCCCGGCTGTGGTCATACAAAACCGACCGCCTGACGGGCGACCCGCTCCCCACCCTCCTCGACGGCAATGATCACGCATGGGATGCGATCCGGTACGGGGCCGAGCCGATCATCCGGGCGAGGAAGAAAACCCCCACCCTGCGCGCTCTAGGCTAACCCTTCCCCCTGCTGTAGACTAACGAGCACGAATGGGCGCGCGCGCCATTGTCAACCTGTCAGGGTTATCTTATGACCAGCCCCAGAGGCGCAAAAAAGC